ATCAAACTACGATGTAACTTACACTGATAACTTTAACAGACCGTATACTAATTATGACTTTTTAGAAGTGGAAACTCCTGTTGTTAGTAACTTTGATACTTTTTATGACAACAGATATATAAACAAAACATTCTTACCAACTGAAGGAAGATTACAGTATCCCACCAACTCAAACAGAGGTATTACTAACCTTCAAACGGTATCAATGTTAAACACTCCATACTTTATAAATGCGTTACAAAAAGGGGTAACCGCATCCAAAACAATTGGAGTTCAATATCCATACAAAGAGGCGGCGTACCTATTCCTTAATAGTTTACCTTTAGCGACTCTAAGAGAAAAATACAATTCTAATATCAACGAAGAGTTAAACCTTACTAATTTGACACCGGCGGATATTAGAAGAATTACTACTCAAGGAGAATCAGGACAATTAGATTACATTTTTGCCACATTAAAAAAGTTTGGTGCGGTTCATAGATTACCATATACTTGGATTTTAAAGTATGGTGCGATATGGCACAGATATAAAACGTGGAAAGAAACAGGAACTGATTTCTTATCTACAGTTTGGACATCAACAAACTATATTGACAACTACGACCCTGTATCAAACTCACCAACTAAAACATATACGGTACCATCATCAATACCTGGTGTAACTGATACTATTGTATTACAAGACACAACAACTGCGGGAGGTTTATCTCAAACAAATGTGAACGTTGGTTTTTACCCAAAACTAATTAACGACATTTTCTATTTTACTACAGGTCTTAATTTGTTTACAGGTTATACCGACGCCGATATTACAAGAGCATTTTCCGTTGGTTTAAATGCGGGTTACTCAAGAACTGCATCTATTAACGAACCTGTTGGTGTGGACCCAACAAATCCATTAAGAACAATTAGTTCAAAATCTTGGTATACCACATTCTCAACACAAAACAACAGTCAGTTAAACGTATTAAAAAGAAGGAAAACAATTATTTTCCCATCGTTTGGTTCGACAATAAACCAAACTAAGTTTGAATTGTTTAATAGATTTGGTAATAACTTTGTTTTGAGACCCGGTCAAGACATTGTAAACAACTCAGCGGTTTACGATGGTTCATCTCGTTTGTTTTGGGGAGCACCAATATATGGTTACTTTGATACAACGACACAACCATTACCACCGCCAGATGCTTACTTAACCGAAATTACTAATCTTGACTCATTACAAACTGCGTTGGGTATTTTACCAAACTCACAACAGTATACTAAAATTGAAGATATTTTTGGAACATTTAAAAAACAAATTTTAGATGATTTTGAAACTGAGTTTTTAAATTATTGTAAAGATGTTAACGATATTGATATTGATTTCTTAGGGTTAAACCCTAACGCTAAGAACTTCCAAGTTTGTTTAACATCTATGTTGTTAGTTGATGAAGTGTCAACAGACTTAGACTCTGAAAATTACATTCAAAATGTGTCTAATAGCCAAGTAAGTAATATTGGTAATTTAGTAAAAAATCTACTTGATTACAACGTAACATTTAAATACGGTAATCCTGGTGAGCATAATAGACAAGTTTTTGGAACATTCTCAACACCACAAGTTATTGACCCGATTACTTATGCGGGATACGTTGTAAACACATTACCTAGTTCATCAGGAAGTATTGGACTAGTGGTCTCTCAAGCCCAATCACCACAAGCTTGGACGGCAATGTATACAAACGTAGGGTTTTCAACTATACCTGGTTTGGTGTATACAGACGGTGGTTCTTATTATACTGACTTCTTTATTGATAATAATGTTGAATTTACAGCATCTAATGTCCAACAGTTCTCAACACTTATTAAAATTTACGGAACTCAAAAATTAAATAATAACGGTAACTATAACTCCACATTATTTAATCAAGATATAACAAACTTCAATACTCAAAAAGATAACTACGTTAGTCAAGTTTTAACTCAGTTATTTTTTAAATTACAAAGACAACTACCAACCATAGATAGTGTTTCCATTAAACCAATTAATTCTGCCGTAAATGGTACCCAACCTAAAATTGAGTATTGGGAAACATTTAAAGCATTTAATGATAAATGGATTGCGGGTAATGATTATAGAGAAAAAACATTATTTGAAGATGTGATGTTTTTAGATAGGGCCAATAGAGATATTGGAGACAAAGTTTACTTTGATATCTTTAAAGTAAAATCTTATTTGTTTTCAGTTGAAAATCAAAATCTTCGTGTAATTGATTTTTTAAGTCAAATCATATTTGACAACCGATTTTATATGATGCCTATGTCGTCATACATTAATTTTTGGGGTATTAATGACGTAAGACCTAATGTTGAACCAGTTCCTGAAGGTAGTACGGACTTGGCGAATTCAATGTTTGGAACATTTACCGAAGTAGATACTAGAATGTCCTCACCTAAATTGGTTTGTTTTTATGCTGGTAAACCATCAGAACACTTAGATACAAGAGACAATCCTGACTTTAGATTTAAAAATGATATATTCCTATTAGCAAGGGCGAGTGACAACCCATTATTGGATAAATTAACAGATAAGACAAATTGGTCTCAAAGTAATAAAGTGGTGGGATTTAACGTTGATTTTGGTAATAGAAGTCAAAGTATGTTCTATAACATTCAAATTGACCAAAACCAATATGCAGCAACAACTGAGGCTAATGCGATGATAACTGAGGCGGTAAACGCAGTTGGAGGTAGAAGAACATTCACACAAAATGTTGGTTTATTCGGTTTCTATAAGATGAGGTCATATGAATGTCAAATTGAATCATTAGGAAATGCTATGATTCAACCAACTATGTATTTTAATTTAAGACACGTTCCAATGTTTAATGGACCTTACATGATACAGTCTGTTGTACATAACATAGATGCTGGTAATTTTAGAACCACATTTAAAGGTGTTAGGATGCCTGTGTATTCATTACCAAAATTGGATAATCAAATCGCATCAATAAACCAAAGTTTATTATCTAATTTGGTGTCTGAAATTCAGAGAAAGAGACAAGTTGAACAAACAACCGCCAACCCACCAACAAACATTACAACTGTGGGTAACACAATTTATACAAAAGGAAGTTACACTCCCGAATCGTCATCAACTTGTAATACAAGTTTAAGTTCTACATATGAAAATTATGTTGGAGTTGATTCAGTTGAGGTTAAGTTTAACTACTCACAAATTGCGTCAACTTTAAAATCATTAACCACAGATACAAGAGTAAGGGCTAGTGTATTCTATACTATGTATGTAAATGGGGTTAAAGAAAATCAATTTGTTGGTTACAATTACAATTTTGCGGGAGCACCGTTAGGTGGATATCTATATGACAATATAAATTATGGTGGACTTAAGACATATTTTAACGGAACTTATTTCTGTATGAACGATGGTTATTACTCAAGACCATATGCATCTTTTGATAACCTACAAAATTTTATGAGTTTTATGGTTGATTACTATAAAACAAAAGTGGACTTATTTAATTCCGCTTGGAATAGTGGAACACTTACATACGAGAACTATCCATCAACTATGGCGGCAATTTTAATTGATTTTTGGCCTTACCCTCGTTTTGGGACAAATTTACAAAACAATAAACAATTAGATGATTGGTTTAAAAATAATGAAAGTAAAGCTGAAGACTTAACAATTAAGGCAACTGAAACTTTATCTATTATGAAAACAAATAATCTTTTGTAATGAACAGATATTTATAAGAAAAGAATTTTTATGAGCGTTAAAACTATTTTAGACAATTATTTGGGTAAAAATACCAAATACTCCGAAAGACCAAATGGTGACGGAACATCACAAGTTTGTGATTTAGAAACTGGAGATTGTTATACTGTGAGTGTAAAAGACGGTTTGATTGAAAGATTTGACAACACAAAAAAAGTTAACAGAAGAGTCCAAGTTGAAACCCCTATGGGTGTTAAACAATTATTAAACGGATAACAAAAAATGAAAACTGACGAAAGAATATTATCGGAAATTAAAAGATATAACTCCATTAACAACTATATAATGGAACAGGATGCATTAGATGCTCCTGACTTAGGTGCGGAACCGACACCGGCTCCTGATTTAGGTGGTGCACCTGCGGATGCTCCTGTTGCGACACCTGCAGATACAACACCAACAGTGATTGATGTGGAGACTGATACCGATGTTGAAAAAATTAATAGTAAAGGTGAATCCGAAAAAATAGAATCAGGTACTGAAGAATTAGACATCACTGATTTGGTTGATAGCCAAAAGAAAATTGAAACCAAACAAGAAGAGTATTTTCAAAACTTATTTGGTCAGTTGGAAACTTTACAATCTAAATTAGGTGAAATGGACGGGTTAGTTCAAAAACTAAACGACATTGAGACTAAACTTGAAAAATACAGACAAAAGACTCCTGAAGAAAAGTTGGAGTTAAGAAGTTTGGATTCAGGTCCATATAATCAAAAACTGACAGACTATTTTTCAGACAAACTTCCTGAAATGGAAAAACAGGGTAAGGAGTATGTCTTAACAAGTGATGACGTACAAAGTTTCTCACCAAATGAAATCAAAAAAACATTTGCTGCGGAACTCCCCTCAATGAACACGAGAAACTATAACAACTAAAATAAAGGAAGGGGATGAAAATCCCCTTTTTTATTCCTATCTTTGAAAACACCTTGACGAAAAAACTAAATTGGCGATTTGACAAACGAGAAATTAACAACTATAATTTATAAAAACTAAAAACAAATTTTATTATGACAAATGTATTAGATGCAGTATTGGCGCAGTATGAAAAGAACACAGCGAACTTTGGCGAAGACAGAATGACACAAGAAGAAAGAATGAAAAAGTATTTCGCTTGTATCCTTTTGGACAATGAATCACAAGGACAACGTAAAGTACGTATCCTTCCAACTAAAGATGGTAGTTCACCTTTTAAAGAAGTGTGGTACCATGAAATTCAAATCGACGGGAAATGGACAAAATTGTATGACCCGGGTAAAAATGACAACGAACGTTCACCTTTAACTGAGGTTTATGAAGAGTTGGTATCAACAGGTAAAGAATCTGACAAAGAATTAGCAAAACAATACAGGTCACGTAAGTTTTACATCGTAAAAGTTATTGACCGTGACAAAGAACACGAAGGTGTTAAGTTTTGGAGATTCAAAGACAACTATAAAAAAGACGGAGTGTTGGATAAAATTATTCCAATTTGGAGGGCTAAAGGTGACATCACCGACGCTAACACAGGTAGAGACCTTATCATCCAACTCCAAAAATCAAAAACAAATGCGGGTAAAGCATACACTTCAATTCAAACAGTGATGCACGACGACCCATCTCCACTACACTCAGATGCTGAGATTATGAAGTCTTGGTTGGAAGATGACTTGGTGTGGGGTGACGTATATTCTAAGAAACCCGTAGAATACTTAGAAGCAATTTCACGTGGTGAAGTTCCAAAGTGGAACCCTGAAACTCAAAAGTGGGTTTATGGTGATGAGGCAATCATGACTATGGGTGGAAACAAAGAAATGAAAAATTCTTATTCAGACCCACAAGCAGGAGCAGAACCTGACGAAGATTTACCATTCTAATTATATATTGAGCATGGACACTTACATAGACATAGTGTCCATGCTCTTTATTTTTAATAAAAAAAACAAACGTATATATAATGGCAATTAAGAAAAAAGAATTTGGAGATATTAAGAAACAGTTTTCTTCCTCCGCAAAATATAAACCACAAAGATTTCTTGACTTAGGAAAAGATTTCTTGGATGCAGTTGGATTACCTGGTCCTGCTATTGGTCATTTAAATATGTTCTTGGGACACTCAGATACAGGTAAAACAACCGCAGCGGTTAAATCAGCGGTTGCCGCTCAAAAAATGGGTGTA